TAAACTCTGGGCATGAGCAATACGAACTTTCCTTTCTGGCAGGGCTTAAAGAAGCTCCTCGTTGATCGAGGGGATGGAACGCACGCCGAGCGCGTTGAGGCTTATCCACCGGTGAAATTGATGACCGATGACGATGGGTCGTACGCTCGCGTGCGCGTTGACGTTGGACAAACTGGATTTTTTGCTGGTCGCGAGTTTTCGACGTTTTATGATTTTTCAGTTCCGAACAACCAGATCCGAGTCATACGAGTAACTGCTGGGGTTGACACTATTCTTCAGGAATTTGGATTTGAGCTCGATACAGCAAAAATACAGCTTGAACTTTACGCAGGCGGAACTGCCACTGGGCCTCTTGATGTTGACTTGCCTATTCTGAAGACGAACAACACAAGCTCAGCAGGCTCGTACACATCAAATGTCCTGATGAAAGACAATGGAACCGGCTTCAGCGGTGGTCAGCTGGTGAATATTTTTAGGGTTGATTCAAGCATGAAAGGTGTTGCAAACATCTCTTCAGACAACCCTTTTGGATTCGGAATAGGAACATATCACATCGTCTTCAGAAACATTGGTTCATCTGCGGCTAATGGTATTTTTAAGGCACGCTGGGAAGAAAGACCATGAGCATCACCACACTAGCACAAGCAAAATTGCACCTTCGCGTTGATCACAACGATGAAGACACCTTGATTCAAATCTATCTGGACGGCTGCGAGAAGGCCGTCTCAATGTACTTGAACCGCACGTTGTACGCATCATCCGCAGGTAGCGACTTGGACGGCCTCGTGATGAACGACGCAGTCAAGAGCGCGGTTCTCTTGCAGGTCGGAAATCTGTACGCTAACCGCGAGGCATCCGTGCAGCCAATGCGATCAGCGATTGTCGAATTGCCGTTTGGCGTCAAGTGGTTGCTTGACCCATTCCGCATCAACATGGGGATGTAAATGCAAGCAGGTAGCCTAAAAAATCGCGTGACGATTCAACAGCAGTCGGCTACTCAGGATGAGATTGGCCAGCCAGTCAACACTTGGACGACGTTTGCAACTGTGTGGGCAGAGATTCGCCACAAGAGCGGCATGGAGTCAATCAAATCCGGCGAGGTGACATCAACTGTCAAGGCCAGCATTCGCGTTCGCTATAAGGCCGGTGTGACGGCTGCTATGCGTGTTGTGCACGGCTCCGTGACGTATCAGATTCAGTCAGTGCTGCGCGATGTCGCGAACAAGGACTACATGGATCTGGTTTGCGAGGTATACGGTGGCTAAAGGAGCCAAGAGCGTCAACATCCGTGTTGACACGTCTCAGTTTGACGCTCTGATGTCTCGACTTGAGGATGCCGCAGAAGAATCTGTCAGGCCAGCTGCGCAAGCTGGCGCAAACGTGCTCTACGAAGAGGCCAAGCGATTGGCTGGTAGAAGCGACAAGCCTCACTTTTTCTACGGTACATCGTGGAAAAAAGGTAGCGAGAGCAAGACTGGCCGGTACAGGTTTGAGCCAGGCAACTTGCAGAAGGCCATTTATCAGGTCTACTCGAAAGACAACTCAACGACAGAGAAGGCCACTTACCATGTGAGCTGGAACTTTACCAAGGCTCCGTATGGATTGTTCGTTGAGTACGGTCTAAACCCATTTGCGCCGAATAGAAAACCATTCTTGCGGCCTGCCTTGATCAACAAACGAGCCGAAGCAATTGCTGCGGTTGAAAGCGTCATCATGAAGAGGATCGGTGAACTATGAGTCTCGAATCAAACGTCTACACGGTACTGAAAACTGTGTGCGATAACGTCTACCCAGACTTCGCCCCAGAGAACACGGCTCGCCCGTTCATCACTTGGAATCAGATCGGCGGCACGTCGATCAAGCCACTTGGTAAGTCTGTGCCAAATATGCGCGAAGCTGTGATCCAGATCAACGTATGGGCAGAAACTAGGCTTGGTGCATCTCAATTGATCTTGGCCGCAGATTCAGCGCTGCGCACATCGACACTGTTTGCTGCGCAAGCATCGGCAGAGTTGGTTTCTGTTGCAGACCAAGAGACTGGATTGCGTGGTGCGATTCAGGACTTCGTTATTCGCGATTTGCGATAAATGCCTTGCAACGCATCTGAAAATCGCTCTAAAATCCATGTAGAGTGGTTTTCGCTCAATGGCGCACGTAAGTGCTTCGTCCGGCCGGACATTTCACAGGAGTTTTAATCATGGCCTATTTCTTCCCCGAAGGCAGCAAGTTCTATTTTTCTCAGGACTTTGCCTCTGCCAAAACAATCACAGCGTTGTCTAACGCTTCCACTGCTGTGGCCACTGCGACTTCGCACGGCTACTCAGACGGCGACGAAGTCATCTTGACTTCTGGCTGGGAAGATGCAACCGACACCGTGTATAAAGTCGATTCTTTGACTGCTGACACATTCGGCGTCACTGGCTTGAACTCTACCGACACAGACTTCTACTCTGCTGGCACCGGTACTGGCAACGCGCAGAAAGTATCTAGCTGGACTGAAATCCCTCAAGTGTTGACCATCGCCACTTCTGGCGGCGACGCTCGCTTCACGACCATCAGCCCAATCGCTCGTCGTAACTCGATCAACATCCCAACCGGCTTCAACGCCACCAGCATCACGCTGACTTTGGGTCACGATCCAGCCAACGCAAACTACATCACCATGCTCGACATCAGCCGCACTTTGTCTAAAGTCGCGTTCAAGATGGTCTTGTCTGGCGGCGCTGTGACCTACGGTTACGGCTACATGAGCGTGTCTGAGGCTCCATCTTTGAACGTCAACCAAGCCAACAGCGTCACTGCTGCTTTGACTTTGTTGGGCCGCTCAATCTCATATGCGAGCTGATATTAGTTACACTAGCTAACTGATACAATAGGGCCATCGTTTGATGGCCCTATTTTTTTATGAACAATTTTTACGTCTATCTTCACAAGAAGAAATCAAGTGGAGAGGTGTTTTATGTAGGAAAAGGCAGGGGAAATAGATCTGTTGATTTTTCTAGAAGATCTAAATTTTGGGCTTCTGTTGCATCAATACATGGTGTTGACGTTGAGATACATTCTCAACATTTGTCAGAAGACGAGGCATTTAGAGTTGAAGCCTCGCTAATAAAGCAATATGGAAGGCGTCAATTTGGAGGTGTTCTGGTTAATCTTACGGATGGTGGAGAAGGCGCGTCTGGAATGAAGATGTCAGATGAAGCTAGAAAAAATTTATCGAACAGATTGATGGGAGATAAAAACGTATCGAAAAGGCCAGAGGTTAGATTGGCTAAGTCAGAAAAAATGATGGGCGATGCTAATCCAATGAGAAGCAAGGAAATTTCTCAGAAGGTTGCGCAAAAGAATACGGGAAGAAAAGCATCCGAAGAAACTAGAAAAAAAATGTCTGAGTCTCATTCAGGAAAAGTTTTCTCTGAAGAATCAAGAAGAAAGATGTCAAGATCAAAATTAGGATCAAATCATCCATTGTTCGGGAAAAATCTTAGCGATGAATACAAGGCGAAAATATCAAAATCATCAATTGGAAGAATAGTTTCCGATGAAACTAGAGCAAAGATATCTGCATCTAGAACTGGTAAAAAATATCCAAGAGTAAAGTTGTGAATGTCACAACTGAAAAGTTTTTGGAATACAATGGGCGAACCAAATGATCTGCTTGACAGCTCTTCTACTGGCATTTTCAACACCCAAAGGAAACATCCAAATGGCAAAAATCGTACTTGGCTCACGCCCAAAAAACTTCAAGGCAATCGTCAACATTCCAATGCTTGAAGGCGGCGAAGGCTCTATCGAGATGAGCTACGTGTACCGCACACGCACCGAATTCGGCAAAATGATTGACAACCTGATGGAAGACGCAGGCGTTGCTCCAACAGGATCTGGAGACGAAGAGCAAAAATTCTCATTGGCCGATGCGCTGGAAAAGACAAAAGAAACCAATGCCGACTACATCATGAAGGTCGCTGACGGCTGGAACTTGGACATCGAATTCAGCCGTCGCGCGGTTGCCCAGCTTTGCGACGAGCTTCCAGCTGCGGCCATGGCCATCATGAGCAGCTACCGCAACGCCATCACTGAAGGCCGTCTGGGAAACTAAGACGGGTCGCTTCGTCGCTGTATACGCCGGAACCGAAAGACAAACCCAGAAACGGGTTTGATCTTTCTGGTCTTATGGCGTCTCAAACAGTTGAAGTTTGGCCCGAAAACTGGCAAACTGTAGACCTGTTTATCGCGGTCGCTACTCAGTGGCGAATCGGGATGGGTGGGCCGACAGGTTTGGACTACAACGTTCTATTCCGCATGATTGATAATCTCGGCCTGCCATCGAACGACTGGAAGGTTGCATTCGATGACATTCGTGTAATGGAATCGGCGGCATTGGAATCAATGCGCCAAGCAAACAGTTAGGTGCTGCATGGCTAATCAAAGCAACTCGAACAATCCAAAAATTAACATTGAGATGGGCGTTGACGCCTCTGGTGTTAAGGACGGAACGAAAGTAGCGAAAGACTCTATCAACGAGCTTTCGCAGGCTTTAGATCAGCAAAGCAAGAAGGCTACTGAGTCATTCAACAAGACTCAGGAAGCCGCAGATCAAACCGGCGTTGGCATCAAGAAAGTCATTCAGGAGCAAAAGAAGCTCGCTGACGAGGCTGAGAAGGTTGCCAAGCGCCAAGAGCGTGCCACAAACAGCATCATTGCAGCCGTCCAGCGCTCCACAGCGGAGCTTGAGGCTGGCGGCAAGGGTACGGCCGCATACCAGCAGAAAATCGCCGAGCAGCGCGGTGCAGACCTCACAAAGCTGGAGCCATACCTGGCCAAGCTACGCGAAATCGAAAAAGCCAATGAATCCGTGAACGGATCTCTTGGCAAGGGCAACAAGCAACTCAACGAATTCGGCATGACAGCCAAGGCTACGGCCGCTGCGTTGCGTCAGGTTCCAGCTCAGTTCACCGACATCGTGGTGTCATTGCAAGGCGGTCAGGCTCCATTGACAGTGCTACTGCAACAGGGTGGTCAGTTGAAGGACATCTTTGGTAGTGCTGGCTCGGCAGCACGGGCGCTGGCTGGCTACATCGCTGGGTTGGTTAATCCATTCACACTGGCAGCAGCAGCGGCTGGAGCGCTTGCTTATGGTTACATCAAAGGCTCGGCCGAGAATGAGGCGTTCAACAAGACATTGATTCTCACTGGCAACGCGGCAGGAGCTACTGCGCTTGAACTCAGCAAGATGGCTGCAAGTCTTGACAGAGGATTCATTACGCAAAGCAGAGCCGCTGAGGTTTTGAATACGCTGGCCAAGTCTGGAGACATTGGCAAGGAGAGCTTTGAGCGATTTGCAAAAGCAGCCCTTGAGTTCGAGAAGGCTGGCGGTGATTCTGTTGAAAACACCGTAAAGGCATTTGAATCTCTTGGCAAGGCTCCGTTGCAGGCGTCTTTGAAATTAACAGAGTCAACGAACTATTTGACTCGCGCAGTCTATTCTCAAGTCAAAGCACTGGAAGAGCAAGGCAAATTAACAGAGGCTGCAAAGGTTGCGCAGGATGCCTACGCATCATCGCTTGAGAATGCGACACCAAAACTTGTCAGCAACATCGGAGTTGTTGAGAAGGCGTGGAATGCTTTGAAGGGTGCAACAGTCGGCGGGTTGGCCAGTCTTCGTGATGGCCTACTTGACATTGGACGACCAGATGCTGAGTTAAATCAGCTTCGCGCTCAGTTGAAGAACAAAGAAGGATTCCTGAAGTCACTTGAAGGTCGTCAAGGATCTGAGACGGCAGAGCGTGAAATCAAGCTGCTGAAAGAGCGAATCAAGCTGCAAGAGGATGCTCTTGGAATCACTGAGAGCACAGCAAAAGCTGAGCAAGACAGGGTTCGCAATCAAGCGAACGCGGCTGCAATTCGTCTTGATGTTGCAGCGACTGGCGGGTACTCTGATGACAAGAAGCAGTTGCTCGAAATTACAAAGCTGGCCAACGACTACAAGCAGTCGATTGAAGGTCTGCAAACAGGATCTGAAGAGTACGTGAAGCGTCAGGAGTCGTATGCCGCTGCGATTGCTGCTGTGCGCAAGAAATATCTGAAGACCACTGGAGACAGTGAGGTTGCAAACATCCAAGGCCAGATCAACGCCACCAAGGAATACATCAATCAGCTTGAAACTCAAGGCTTGAAGCAGGCTGAGTTGACTGAAGGTCGTAAATTGTTCAACAGCCTTGAAGAGCAAATCAAAAAGATGCGCGAGAAGGGCGTTGTTGGCATTGAGATCGACAACAAAATTGCCGCAAAGAAACTTGCTGATCAATTGGATGATTTGCAAAAGCAGGCTCGCAATACGAAGATCAAGCTGGAAGTTGAGCTGAAGACTGATGAGCTTCTGGCTGCATCACGCGAACTCGCAAAATCATTGGAAGATGAATTCCAGATGGTTGGAAAGTCTCGTCTTGAGCAGCAAAACATTACTACCCAGCGGCAGATCCAACTCAAGTACGCAAAAGAGATGCGTGATCTTGAATCTAAAAAGGACTTCTTATCTCCAGAGACGTTGCAGAGCGAGAAGGAAAAAATCAAACTTGCAGAGCGTACTGAGTCATACGCCAACTTAAAGAAAACCATCAAAGAATCTGCTGAGGTTGATTTCTCCAGCTTGAATGGAATGTTTGATGGCGCTCTTGATGGCGCATTCAAGTTTTCAAACGCATTGAATGAAGTCATCGAAGCTCAGATTCGCCTAAGAAGAGCGATGGAAGATAACGCTGCTATCAATAAAAACGATCCAGCGAAGATGGCTGCTGAGCAGGCGAAATTGATGGATTACTCGGCAAAGGCCAGTATCAAGTCATACGCATCAATGATTGGTGGGCTGCGTAGCTACGCAAAAGAAGGAACGAAGGCATACGATGCTCTGTATAACGCAGAGAAGGTTCTTCGCGCTTTCGAGCTGGCCAGCTCTGTTGAGACTATGGCCAAGAAGATTGGATTGCTCGACCTGTTTACAACCAAGAAGCTGGCTAGCGATATCGCTACCATGACTAGCGGTCTTGCGGCAATCGGCAAAGAGACTCTCGCTTTCTTCGGACTTGGCCAGCAGAAGGCGGCTACAGCGGTGGCAAACCAAGGAGCTCAAGGCGACTTTATTACAGCGTTCCCACGTATGGCTACAGTTGCTGCAATCATGGCCTCGCTTGGTTTTCTTACTGGCGCAATTGGCGGTGGTAGCGGTGGTGGAGCCGCTCCGACAAACGAAGGCAAGGGCACGACATTCGGAGACACTGGTAAGGCGAGCGAATCGCTGAAGAACAGCCTTGACTTGTTGAATTCGACTCA